ACACTTCCTGGTGGTCAAAACCTTGGTGAGATCACTGACATTCAGTATTTCCAGAAGAAACTCTATCGTTCATTGAATGTTCCTGAGACAAGACTTCAGGGAGACAGTGGTTTCTCACTGGGTCGTTCTTCTGAAATCTTGAGAGATGAAATCAAGTTCTCCAAGTTTGTTGGAAGAATGAGAAAGAGATTCTCTTCTATGTTCAATGACATTCTGAAGACACAACTTCTTCTCAAAAACGTGGTTACTCCTGAAGATTGGGAGTACATGGCTGATCATATTCAATATGACTTCCTGTATGATAACCACTTTGCTGAACTGAAAGAAGCTGAACTTCGTGAGAGCAGACTCAATCAAGCAACCATGGTTGAACCATTCATTGGTAAATACTACTCTCAGGATTATGTCAGAAGAAATGTCCTCAGACAAACTGATGCTGAGATTAAGGAACAGGATGAACTAATCAAACAGGAAATCAAGGATGGTAAGATCCCTGATCCTGCAGAGGTTCAAGCCATGGAAATGCAAGCCATGAATGGTGGAGCAAATGCAATTCAAGCTCCTCCAGTTCCAACTGAACCCGAACCCCCTGAGACTCCAAAGGGTGGGGACATCTAAATAGCTAAAACATTATTAGTACTATGGAAGAATTAATGGATTTGTTGGTGAAGGACGAGTCTCCTTCTCAGGTCAGTGACGCTATCAAAGATCTGTTGTTTGCAAAGTCAGCAGCTAAGATCGAAGATATTAGACCAAAAGTAGCAGCATCTATTTTTGACAATGATGTCAATCTGGACGAACCACAAGGTGAGGCAGAGCTCGACACCAGTGTTGATCTTGACGCTGAGTGAATATAAATAAAACCATACACTAGGGATTACTAATGGCTAAGGCATCGATATTTGGCACTGAAATTGCCATCCCTACTGCCGCTGGATCCGCCACGTCTTTCGGTGAGGCGACAGTGGTGAGGGTTGTTAACGTTTCTGGATCATCTGCCACTGTCGGTGTTGCAACCGTTGTGGGACAGACTGGACGTTTTATTACGATTCCTACAGGAACTGTTCAATATGTTGAGAAAAAACATACGGAAGTTCTGTATGCATCAGGCACTGTCAGAGGTGCAAGAGTAGGTTACACAGGTTAAATCAATGAAACTCATTAGAGAAGAAATCGAAACAGTTGATTTTATCGTTGAAGAACGCAACGGTAAGAAGAACATGTTCATTGAAGGTATCTTCCTCCAGGGAGACCTCAAGAACAGAAATGGTCGTATGTATCCTATGGAAACTCTGAGAAGAGAAGTACAGAGATACACAGAAAACCACGTCAATTCTGGGAGGGCTCTTGGAGAACTCGGACATCCAGATGGTCCAACTGTTAATCTGGACCGCGTCAGTCACAAGATTGTTTCACTCAAAGAGAGTGGAACGAACTTCATCGGTAAAGCTAAAATCTTATCTACTCCAATGGGTAAGATTGCGGAGTCCCTCATTAGTGAACGCGTTAAGTTGGGTGTTTCTAGTAGAGGAATCGGTTCACTCAAACAAACGAGAGAAGGCGTGAATGTTGTCGGTGATGACTTCATGTTGTCAACCGCAGCTGACATCGTAGCTGATCCTTCAGCACCAGATGCTTTCGTTGAAGGTATCATGGAAGGAAAAGAGTGGGTTTGGGAAGGTGGTATCCTTCGTGAGGCATTAGCCAAAAAAACTTACAAACAAATTAACACCTTGACAACTCAAGGTGAACTTGATGAGAAAAAACTCGATTTATTCAATAATTTCTTGAATAACCTGTGAGTGCTTAAAAATACTAATTTATAAATAAATATAGATTAAAATCGGTTAATCGGAGTAGTTCAAAAATGTCTCGTGGAGATTTACAAGAAATGGAGCAATCTAAAACTGCTGTGAACGCGAACGCTAAGTCTGCTGAATCAATGCCTAAAATGGCTGATCCAGGCACACAGCTCGGTAGTGTAGAAGATCTCGGTGGTCCAACCCCTGAGAACTACAAACCTGATGATGATTCGGCTAAGCTCAGAGAGCCCAAGATCGCAACCGTCAAGGATGTAGTTAACAGAGGCGCCAAAGCCGCAGATCCAATGAAAAAAATGGCTAAAGAAGAAGCTGAAACCACTGAAGAAGAGGTTGTAGCTGAAGCCGAGACTACCGAAGAGGAAGTCGTTTCTGAAGAAGAAACCACTCAAGAAGAGTATAACGTTGATGAAGACGTTAACGCTCTCCTCGGTGGTGAAGAACTCTCCGAAGAATTCAGAGAAAAGGCTAAGGTCATCTTTGAAGCCGCTCTTAACTCTAAAGTAAAAGAAATTCAGGAAGCTCTCGAAGTTCAATACGCCGAGAAACTTGCTGAAGAAAAAGAGGGTCTTAAGGACACTCTTACCGAAAGAGTCGATGCCTATCTTGAGTATGTCTGCGAAGAGTGGATGACCGAGAATGAACTGGCCATCGATCACGGTCTGAAGACCGAAATGACCGAATCATTCCTTTCTGGAATGAAGGGTCTTTTTGAAGAACATTATGTCACAATCCCTGAAGATAAATATGATGTGCTGGAAAGCATGGTAGAAAAACTTGATGAAATGGAGACCAAGCTCAACGAGCAAATTGACAAGAATATCGATCTGAATAAGCGTCTGGCTGAGTCCACCGCTGGTTCGATTCTTGATCAAATCTCTGAAGGTCTTGCGGCCACTCAAAAAGAGAAGCTCGCCTCACTTGCCGAAAGTGTTGAGTTTGAAAGTGAAGAAGAATATCGTGAAAAACTGGAAACCCT